CGTCCTTTTAGCGTAAAAGCAAAAGATTTTGCTCAATCACTTTTATTTTGGAAGGGAAGAAAAAAAGGAATTATTCGCACACGTGATATTAAACTGGATGATATTCGTGAAATATTCTTTCCTAAAAACTTTACTGAAAAGTATGGTTATTTAGGCTCAGTTCCTTATGATTCAGCTTTAAAATCAGATACTTTTAAGGCACTTTTACCTTTGGTTCTTGCTATGGATTATGAAGCAAAACCTAAATGGTGTCCTCGTTGGGTGCTAAGATTTTTGTATGTATTTGGTGATGATAAATCTATTGTAAGGGTTCGTAATAGGTTTTTATCTAACTTATCTAATAAATTAACCAAAGGAATTACATTATACGATTACAAGACTAAATGGACTTACTACGATTTAAGAATTAGTATTGCTGCTCCTCAATATCTACAAGATTTGGCTGATGATATTGAGTATGGTTATTACCAAAGAGGTAAAAGAGAAGAACTATTAACTAATATCAAAAAGTATGAACCAGATTTTAATAAATATATGACCATAGAAGAATTAAATGATTATTTAACTCAATTAGAATTATGATAACAAAAGATTTAATTCAAAACGAAGCTTTAAAAGAAATATTAAATTATGATAGATGTGGTTTAAATATAGCAATGGGTGTTGGAAAGACAAGAATTGCAATAAAACATTTAGATTATTATAATTATTTAAAAGCCTTAATTGTGGTTCCAAAATTATCAGTAAAAGAATCGTGGATTCAAGAAATTAAAAAAATGGAACTTGATTACTTATATGATAATATTGAATTTACTACATACTTATCTTTAAATAAAAAAAATCCTAAAAAATATAACATTTTATATTTAGACGAATGCCATAATATTTTAGAAAATCATCTTAACTTTTTAGAAAATTTTAATGGTAAAATATTAGGTTTAACTGGAACTCCACCTGTTGATACTTTTTCAACAAAATATAATATAATAAACACTTATTGTCCAATTGTTTATAATTTTTCTATAGATAATGCAACTGATAATAGTATATTAAACGATTATAAAATATATGTGCACTATCTAACGTTAAGTGATAAACAAGATATTTTAAAAACTACAAAAAATAAATCTTGGTATACTTCTGAAATTAATGATTATAATTATTTAACTTCTAAAGTTGTTAATTCTATATCTCATAAAGACAAGCAATTTTATTCTATTCTTAGAATGAAAAAAATGATGGAATATAAAACAAAAGAAAAATATACTCAAAATATTTTAAACAAAATTAAATCTAAATGCATCGTATTTGCTAACACTCAAGAACAAGCTGATTTGTTATCACATTATAGTTACCATAGTAATAATAAAAATTCAGAATATAATTTAGAACTTTTTTCCAATGATAAAATAAAAATATTATCTTGTGTATCTCAATTAAATGAAGGAATTACAATACCAAATTTAAAGACTGGAATTATAATGCATTCATTTGGAAATGAAAGAAAAAGCAGTCAAAGAATAGGTAGACTATTAAGACTTAATCCTTCAGAAACAGCAATTTGTCATATTTTATGTTATAAAAACACAATAGATGAAGAGTGGGTTAAAAAAGCTTTACAACAATTCGATAATAATAAAATAATTTATTATGGATAAAAAAGTTTCTTTGTTAATTTATGAAAATTTTGGTATATTTGATTCTGTTAGAATGGATAATAAAAAAACATATCCTGTATATCTAAAATTTGGGCATTTTTCAAGTATTGATTATAATATATTAAATAGAATATTACCCACATATTTAAAAGCAAAAGAATTAAGATTTGAAGAAAATAATTTTGATTTTTGTCTTTATGTTTTAAATCGAAAAAATGGGAAAGATGAAAGAAATATTTATGAAACAACTAGAAGAAAATCTAGAAAATAACATAGAATATTTAACAATACAGTGTCCTAATTGTAATAAATATTATCTCTTAGATTCTAATGATAAACTAGAATGTCAAAATTGTGGTAGAAAGTTTACCATTGTAAAAGAATCTCTTATATATGAATGATATATATTTAAAACTCGCTGTAAAAAACGGCGAGTTTTATTTTCCTTTTATATCTTCGGAATATAAATTAAAAACATTTCTAAAAAATCTACCCGAAGGTACAAATTTAGAAATGTTTTTATCTATTAGTAACTCTAATGCTTCATATGCACAGTTAGCAAAAATACATGTAATGATAAAAGAAATAGCAAATTTAACTGGTCATAATATCTCGGAAATTAAAAAAATAGTTAAAGAATTATCGGGGTTATCTTTTAAAGATTATTATAAATCTTTTGCAGATTGCAGCAAAACAGAATTAAATCAATCTATACAATGTTGTATAGAGATTGGTGATTTTTTAGGAATCCAGCTCAGATAAATCTTTTTTAATTTTATCCATGATTTCTTTTGTTTTTTCTTTATCATCTGAAATATAAGCACTCATTAAATCTTTAGCATCATCGTAATCTATAGTCTTGTTATTTTGAATAATTAAATTTTGATTTTTAGCTTCATTTTTTAATATATTTAATATAATAAATAAGGTTAAAAATGAAGATTCTATTTCGTTTAAATCATCTACAGAACTTTGTTCTTGCAAAACTTTATTTATCTTAGCAAAAACTTTTGTTGTTTCTGAAGCATCACTTAGAGTTTTTATTGCAAGTAACAATATGGTTTGTTCTAATCCATGTATTAAACTTGGATTTAATTCTATATTTTTAATATTTTTAGAAAAATCATACGTATTACCTAAAGGAATTTTTGTATCTGACATATAGTTATTTTATAATACAAATATATGGAAAAAATAAATGTTTCTGAAATTAAAAAAAAACTTTCAGAAAAGGTTTTAAAACACAATTGGAATATATTAGATATATATATCAACTCTGTTGATTTTCAAAGTATAATTGAAGAATTAATAGAGCAAAAAGAAAAGGGATTTAAATTCTCACCTCGAATATATAATATTTTTGATGGAATAATAAGTTGCCCAAAAAATAATGTTAAAGTATTAATAGTAGGACAAGATCCATATCCACAAGAAAATATTGCAGACGGAATAGCTTTCAGTTGTTCTAAATCTATGATAGAACAACCAAGTCTTAAAATGATATTTAACGAATTAAGTAAAATAATTCCTAATTATTCTAGAAATCCAGATTTATCTCGGTGGACAAATCAAGGTGTTATATTATTAAATTATTCATTAACTTGTAAACTCGGAATGCCTGGATCTCATGAACATTTATGGAAATTTTTTAGACAATTATTTAGTGAATATATTAGATTAAATCATAAAGATTGTATTATTGTTTTAATGGGAAAAAAAGCACAAGAATTAGAAAAAGAATTTTCTAAAGTATATAAAATTAGTCATCCTGCATCTGCAACATATACTGGAAAAAACTGGAATAGTGATGATATATTTAATAAAATAAATAGAGATTTAATTAAATTAAATAAATCAGTCATAGAATGGTAAAACTTCAAGTTATAGAAGAAATAAAAAATTTTGAAAACCATATATTAAAAAAATATAATATAAACTTGAAAATATACCGCGATATTAATACATTGGGTCTTAAATATAATATGACAATAGAAGAACTTGAAAAATTAATGATTGCAATGTTCTGTGAAGAAAATAAAAATCAATCTAATTATAATTTTTCAGATAAAACAAATAGGAAAAAATCTTTTATTGCTTATAAATCTATTTTTATATATATTTCCCATAATTATTTAAAATATAGTTTAAAAAAAATTGCAAATTATCTTAATAATAGTAGAGGCAGCATGTATATTAGGGCAAATACAGCAAAAGATCTTTTGCTTTTTAATGATACATATATAACAAAAATATATAATAACACTATAAATAAAATCAATGAAAGTTATTGATTTCTTTCATAAAATAATAGCTAATAAAATTAGCGTTGATGCTTGTTATTTTTTATTTGCTATTAGTAATAAAATATCTCCGCTTTATGTTTTTGAAGAAAAATGTATTCGAGAATTATTAGAAAATGAACTTGTTACTTTTGAAACAATTAATAATATTAGAAATTTTACAATAACTAAAAAAGGACTATTATTAATGAGTGATATTGGCGAAAGTATTGATAAAATTAAATTAAAATCTGTTTCTGACTCAGATATTTTAGGAAAAGAATTTAAACTAATGATTGATAAATATCAAGAACTATTTCCAAAAGAAAAAATTATATCAGCAAATGGAAGCAGTCGTTATTTAAGATGTCAACCGGGTAATTTAATTACTAATTTTAAATGGTTCTTTTCAAAATATAAGTATTCTTGGAATGAAATAATACAAGCCACAGAAAAATATATTAATGAACAAAGTCAATCTGCTATACCATATGAATTTGCAAAAAGCTCACAATATTTTATATGTAAAGGAAATTATAATACAAAAACATCTTTATTAGCAGATTATTGTTTAAGAATAGATGAAAAAGAAGATAATAATCCATTTAAAGAAAAAATCGTGTGATGGAATTATGGAAAAATGAGTCTTTAGCTTACAACGAAGCTATTGAATATATCAAACAAAGACACAATGGAATAAGTAATTCTATTAAAACTCCCTGGTCTAAATTTAATGATGCTTTATTAGATGGTTTTGAATGGAATACTCTTACTGTAATCGCAGCAAGACCAAGCACAGGTAAAACTTTATTTAAAGATCAGATAATTAGTGAAGCTTTTAATTTAAATCCAAATGAAAATTTTAGAGTATTGGAGTTTCAGTTTGAAATGTCTGCAAAAGCTTCGGCAATAAGACACTTTTCTGCTAAAACTCAAATGTCTTACAAACAAATTTTAAGTGTAAACAATAAACTAAAACAAGAAGATTTTAATAAACTTGAATTAATAAAAAAACAAAGAATAGAAAATAATGTAGATTTTATAGATATTCCTCTTAATATTAATCAAATGAAAGATCAAATAGATTTATACTTTAATAAATATAATACAAAAACAATTATTACATTAGATCATACTTTATTAGTTAAAAAATTAGGAAATCAAAATACATTAGATAAGTTATATGAGTTGGGAGAATTTTTTACAGAATATAAAAAGAAATATCCTTGTTTATTTATTGTGTTATCTCAATTAAATAGAAATTCAGAAGACCCATTAAGAGCTGTTCAAGGTACATATGGAAATTATATAACTGGTGATGATATTGCCGGAGCAGATGCAATGTTGCAACATGCTGATAATTTAATAGGTATAAATAGACCAGCAATGAAAAGAATAAGACAATATGGCCCTGAAAAATTTATTATAGATAATGAAAATATACTAGTATTTCATTTTTTAAAAGTAAGAAATGGCGACCCAAGAATAAGTTTTTTTAAAGGTATATTTGAAGAAATGAGAATAATAGAAATACCAACCCCTCAAAAAAGTTAAAATGCCATATCCTCAAAAAGAAGAAATCGAAAAATTTAAAAATTATCATCGAGATTATTTTGTTAATTCCGTTGGAGTAACTGATTTTAAGTTTTTTGCTAAACCTGTATTTGATTTTAATAATATAAAATTTATCCCAATATTTGAAAGGGAAGTCGATTTAAATAATGAAATGTATATTGAACTTGTAGATAAAGACAATCAACCAATAGATGAAGTTAGAACACTATATAAATGGAAATGTTGTGATAAAAATCAATTAAAATCATATGTATCAAAACAATCAAAAAATAATGCTAATTACGTATTAATTCCTTTAGATGAATTAGAATTTATAAAAGATAATAATACAATATTTAATAGTCAGAATTTAAGTTTCTCAACAAATATAATAAAAAATATAAATAATGATATTGATAATTTAAAAAAAGATATTGAAAAAATACAATTAAAAATAAACGGATTAACTAATTTAATATAATGGCACAAAGCATATTAATAATTGCAGAATCTGGTTGTGGAAAATCTACATCAATCAGAACATTAAATCCTAAGGAAACAGTTGTAATAAATATTGCTTCAAAACCTTTACCATTTAAAGGTTGGCAAAGTAATTATGTTTTATATGACAAATCTGAAAATCCTAATGGAAATCTTTTAAACATATCAAATCCTACACATGTATATGGGGCAATGAAACACGTATCTGAAAAAATGCCTCATATCAAAAATTTAATTATTGATGATAAATAAAATATTGCATATTATCTACAATATTTGTATATTGTAGTATGAAAAGACTAACAAAAAAAGAAAGATTAAAGATTAAAATGGTAAAAAGAGATAAAGAAATAATAGTTGGTACATTACTTGGAGATAGTTGTCTTCGTTATGTACATTCTGGCTGTACATCTCCTCAGCTTACCTTTTCTCATGCTGAAAAAAAACAAAGTATACTTTAAATGGAAGTATAATTTGTTAAGTAAGTTCTTTAATGGATATATTAAAAGAAACAAAAAATCTAGATTTAAAGAGTTGAATTTTGTTTATCAAACTCTTGGAAAAAACTTACCTTGTCTAATAAATTTTAGAAAAAAGTTTTATCTAACTGGAAAAAAAGTCATTCCTTTTGATTTACTAGAAAAGTACTTTACAGCTAAATCTTTAGCCATTCTTTTTATGGATGATGGATGTATTAACTTAAAAACTATCAATCTTAATCTTCAAAATTTTAAAGAAGATGAATTAAAAAACTTTGTAGTTTTTATAAAAAATAGGTTTAATATTGAATTCATTTTAAAAAAAGATAAAACGTTATATTTAAGATATAATAGCGTCAACACTTTTTTGAAATTAGTTAGTAAGCACATAACAAAAGATATGCAATATAAACTGCCGAGTTATCATTAAACTTCGTGAATCTGGGAAAGTCCTGAAGAGGGTAACCCTGTTCCAAGTGCTATAGAAATATAGTAAAGGATCAACGACTAGTACATACCTTCTTACCAAGTGGAGTTGAAGAAGATGAAGTACCAAGAGTGCGGAGCATAAAAGGGAGCCAACTCCTTAACTTTTATGAAGATATAGTCTGAACTGCATGCATAACAAAAAGAAGATGCAGAATTGTAAGATAAAGAGCTTACAAGTTAACAAATGTGGCAGTACATGTCTAGTTTTGAATATTTTGACAGAGCTAATGAAAAAGGGTGGAATTAAATCATGCCCTTGTAAAACCACTTAAATTGCGGGAATATCCTAAAGACTATGGTACTAACTTTATATAGTAATATAATAAAGGGTGTTGTTAATCACAACAGTATAGTAAAAAGCTATAGTATGTACAATGGACAATCCGCAGCCAAGCTTCCCATAAAGGATGAAGGTTCAGAGACTAAAGAGGTGGATTTGATTTATAAAAGTATTTATGCTATATTTGTAAACACTAATACAAATAATGGTATGAATAAAAAAACTGTTAAAGAATATAGAGCTTGGAAAGCTATGAAAGCAAGATGTAATGCCCCTTCTGCAAAAAAAGGAATTTATATGAATGTTGAAGTCTGTGAAAGATGGAAAACATCATATGATGAATTTTTAAAAGATATGGGTAAAGCACCTTCAGATAAACATAGCTTAGATAGAATTGATAACTCAAAAGGTTATTATCCAGAAAACTGTAGATGGACAACCCAAGATGAACAATGTAAAAACCGAGGTACTTTTAATAAAGTATTTACATACAATAATGAAAGTATGGTTTTAAAAGATTGGGCTAAAAAATATTGTATAAAGTATACAACTTTATACAATAGAATTTACAGACAAGGGTTAACTTTTGAAGAAGCTATTCTACTAGATAACTCTAAAGAATTTAATGAATTTAAAGGAACATTGAAAGAGATAACAGAAAAATTTTCTATTGTAAGATATCAAACAGTAATTGATAGAATGCATAGAAGTTGGTCTTTAGAAGATGCTTTATCAAAGCCTTTAAAAAAATCAAATATGATATAGTCCGGCTATATATGAAAGTATATAGGTTTAACGATGATAAATTTACACAAATCGCAGCAAATTTAGCACAAGTTGCTAAAGCTCCAAAAGATTTAAGAAATGATTTATTTGTATTTTTTCTGACGCATTCTGAAGATATAATTGATAACAGTGGAAAAAGAAAAATAAAAGCAAAAACAATAGGAAAAATGATTGATAATTCTCTCACTTTAGAAGGATTATTTTCTATTGTTTTATTTGGTAAAATATTAAAATCAGAAAATGGAAAAACACAATATGTTTTTACAACACAATCTGACGGTGAAACAACATGTAAAACACCAATGGAAATGTTTTCTACAGAATATGTACCAAATGATTTACAATTAATACGTGAAACAATAATTAAATACAATAAATAATGCTTAGCACATCAAACATCACCTTAAACGCAGTTTCTCCAGTTATAGAGCCGGGTAATCATACTGTTAAAATTAACAGTATGGTTTACAACCCAGCACCATATGATCAAGAAGTAATTATTATTACTTTTAATTTAGAAACAATGCCTATAGGCAATAATTTTAATGGTTTTTTAGTTGATCCAAATAACACAAACGGAGAAAGATATAAAGGACAAGTTGGAAGAGTTAAATTAAATCCTTATGGATTTAAAACTATGAAATTTGCAAATGGTCAAGAAATACAAAGAGATGTAGAAATTTTAAAATATATTTCTATAGTTGCTGATGCAACTAATCTTAGGGACAAACTTGATTTAATTGAAGCTCCTAATATTTTTAGCTTTTTAGATTCCTGTAAGAGTTTATTTGTAAATACAGCATTTTTTAATGCTTGTATTGGAGGTAAAGAATATAAAAATTTACAAAATTATATAAATATAGATTTGCACTTTCCAAAATTAAGTACAAAATCTTTGTTCATGACGAAACTAGATAATTCAAATGTTTTGCAATATGACGCATCTAAACATCTTAAAAAACTAGTTGAGAATAAGCAAGAAGAATTTGAAATGTAAAAAAATAAAAGGAGCTTTGAAATATAAGCTCCTTTTTTTTTATTATGCTTAATACAAAAAATATTATAGTTGACATAAATCTTATTCCTAGTACTTGGGTTTTTGAATATTATTTAAATACAGAAAAATTACAAGGACAAAGAGTAAGAATTAAATCTGTTTGGAATACTGACGAAAGAACTCCAAGTATGTATTTGTTTGTTCATAACAAACAAAAAGAATATTACTTTAAAGACTTTTCTTCGGGAAACTATGGTAATAAAATAGATCTAGTTATGTTGTTATATAATATAGATTATTATCAAGCTATAAATAAAATAATTAATGATTTTAAAGGAGAACCTAAGTTTGAAAGCATAAATCAAATAGAAGAAACTAAATTTGAAATTAAAGAAATAGAATTTAGAAGTTTAAATTCAAAAGATATATTATTTTGGAATCAATTTAATATTGATAAAAATCTATTAATAGAATATAATATCAAACCAATATTTACTTTATCTATTCAAAAAAATAGACTTATTAAAATTGCTAATGACTATATGTATGCTTATAGTGATTTAAGCAATAATGTATATAAAATATACCAACCATTTAATAAAGAATTTAAATTTTTTAATATTAAAAGTTATATAAGCGGAATAGAAAATTTAAAATATACAGATAATTTAATAATATGCTCGTCTCTTAAAGACTGTTTATCTTTAAAATCTTTATATAATTTTGATGTAATAGCTCCAGAAAGCGAAACAACTATAATAAAAGAGTACATAATAAATAATTTAAAAGAAAAATACAAAACAATACTTACATTATTTGATAATGATAATCCTGGAAATATGTGTAAAAAAAAATATTATGATTTATATAACATAGATGGTATAATACTTCCTTTAGCAAAAGATATATCTGATTCAATTAAAATACACGGAATACAAAAAGTAAAAAATCATTTAAATAAATTACATGAGATTTTTTATACCGGGTAATGTACCAAGCTCAAAAAATGGCAGAAGATGGACTGGAAAATATTTTATAGCAAGTAAAACTGTTATTAATTATAGAAAAGCATCAAAAATTTATTATATAAATCAATCCTCTAAATTTAAAAAAGAATTTAATAAATTTATTAAGCCGGTAATTATAAATTTTACTTTTATTAGAAATAGTAAAAGAAAATTCGATTATATCAATCCTGCACAAACAGTACAAGATGATATGGTCGAATATAAATGGATTGAAGATGATAATGCTGATATAATTATTCCTGGATTTAATCAATATAAATATAATAAAGCTAAACCAGGAGTAATTATAGAAATATCAAATTTAAACAAATTAAAAAATGGAACAGACAATTGATGAATTTAAAACAATGTTGCAAATTATAAATAGTAATGATAAAGATATTGCTGTAAATAATATAATTAACGGAAATTTTGATAATATTTTTACAAAAATGATAATCAAAAGCATAGAAAAAATTAAAGATAAATTAGAAATAATTCGAGAAATTGAAAGTAAAAGTAATTATACAAACTTAATCGATGTATCAATAGAAGATATTAAAGAAGATTTAGAAAAAAATTCTCAATTTAATAATATATATGAATATTTTATTGAAAATTTTAAAAACATAAAATATGAACACGGAAGATAAAATAGCAAAAGCTAGTAAAAATCTTTTATTTAATGAAGCTTTTTACGGATTATTTCTAACAACACTTAATAAAAAATATAACACTTCTGTTCCTACAGCCGGAGTATGTTTAAATGGAATTAATTATGAATTAATAATAAACAGAGATTATGTAAATGATCTTTCAATGAATCATACTCTCGGATTATTAAAACATGAGCTTTTACATATTGCTTTTAATCATATATTAATATTTAAAGAATTTAATAGCCATAAAATTTTTAATATCGCAGCAGATTTAGAAATTAATCAATATATAGATGAGGAATTTTTACCACAAGGAGGATTATTACTATCAACTTTTCCAGAATTAAACTTACCCAAAAAAGCAGGTTTACATGAATATTATAAAATATTAGAAAATGCAAAAGAAAATGGCAATTGTCCTTCATTAAATAATATATTACAACAAATGGAAGGTGATTCTCCTTATAATCATGATACTTGGCAAGAATTAAACAATTTATCAGAAGCAGAGAAAAAACTAATAGATAAACAAAAAAAATATATATTTAAGGAAATTAAAAAATCAATTGAAAAGTCTAATGGAGTAATACCAAATGAATTAAAAGAAATAATAGATTCTTTAGATGAATTAGAAGAATCTAAATTTGACTGGAAATCTTACTTTAGAAGGTTTATTGGAAATTCTTATATAATATATACAAAAAAACTAAAAAGAAAATTTAATAAAAGATATGAAGAAAATCCAGGTTTAAAAATTAAATCTAAAAATCACATATTAGTTGCAATAGATACATCTGGATCTGTAAATAATGATGAATTAAAAGAATTTATTAATGAAGTTAATCATATTCATAAATCCGGACATTTAGTTACATTAATTCAATGCGATAGTAATATCAATTCTGTAGAAAAATTTAAAAGAAATACACCCGTAACTATATTGGGAAGGGGAGGAACTTCTTTTCAACCTGTAATTAATTATTTTAATGATAAAAAAATATATACAACACTTGTATATTTAACTGATGGTGAATGTGAAGCTCCAATAAATACACCTAAAAATACATTGTGGGTTTTAAGTTCTCAATCAAAATTAACAAATCATTTGCCAGGTAAAACTATTAAATTATGAGCGCAGTAACACTTAATATAACTGAATTAAAAACCTTAATTCAACATATAATAAATAATAATAGATTTTTACAAAATCAGGATAAATTGCCTGTATCTGTAGAAGTTATTGGTGAATCAGGGATTGGAAAGACATCATCTATAATGCAAATTGCAAAAGAAAACAATCTTAATTTTGTAAAATTAAATTTAAGTCAAATTGAAGAATTGGGGGATTAATATTAAGTTTTATTTTGTATATTATTAAAATAAAAACCAACCAGGTCCCCTTAAAATTCCGTGAACTCAGGGAACATCCTGCAAAGGACAATCCTGAGCCAAGTTATATAGAAATATATAGAAGGTGCAACGACTAGATATAGTAATCTTACCGGGTGGTGCTGAAGATGAAATATCCACGAGCGCGGAACAACAATTTATATCTACCAAGATTTAAAGATTGTTGATGATATAGTCTGAACTGCATAGTAATATGCAGAACTATAGGATAAAGAGCCTATAGGATAACATTATGTTAGTTGGTTTCCCAGTCCGACAATTTCAAATGTATAAAGAACAAAAAGTTACAGACGGTAATTTAAATTATTTGACTAATCAAAAAGTTGATTCTGTAAAAAAAGTAGGTGTTTGGGTAGATGAACAAACAATGAATGAATATCTAAAGAACGGATATAAAATAACAGGAAAAAATAGAATGTCTTATTGCGCTCCAGAATGGATTGCTGATAAAAAAGAAGGTGGTATTTTATTATTAGATGACTGGAATCGTGCTCAAAAATAAATAGGAAACTATTTGTTCCGGTTAACTAGAAGTTGTATATTAGAGTATGGAGAATTTATTTAAAACAAGATCACTAGCTAAAACTTATAATATTTCTGGAATTTATCTTATACAGATAGGTAACAAAATGTATGCAGGTGGTTCAGTATCTATAGGTAAAAGACTTCTTACTCATAAAAGCCGTTTAAAAAATGCTAAACACAATAATCCAATCATGATTAATTGCTTTAATAAATATGGTGAAAATCATTGTAATTTTAAAGTATTAGAAGAATGTGAGGAGAATGTATTAGTAGAAAGAGAAAAATTTTATATAGATGTTCTTAAACCAGAACTAAATATAGAATTAGATCCTATAAAACAAAACGGCAGCTATAAAGCCAAAAAAGTTTATCAGTATGATTTAGATGGAACTTTTATTCAAGAACATGAGTCAGCATCTTCTGCTGAAAGATCTCTTAACAGATCTAATACAAAAGTATCTCAATGTGCTATGGGTAAGAGAAAATCCGCATACGATTACTTATGGTCTTATAACAAAGTAGACAAGCTGGTCTATGAAAACAACAGCTCTAAAGCTAAAGCAAAAAAAGTATCACAGTACACTATGGAAGGTGAGTTAATCATAACTCATGACTCTGTAGCTGCTGCTGTAAGATCACTTAACTTGCAAGAAAATGCAGCTACTAATATTAGTAGTGCTGCTTTAGGAAATACTAGCCGCGCATATAATTATGTGTGGAAGTATGAATAAATCTGATGTGGGCACGTAATCCTGTGAATTGCTGGAACACCCTTAGAGCCAAGTAAGCTACAACATAATCTGTAAAGATAAATGTGAATGCTGAAAATTACTTGGATTGGGCAATCAGCAGCCAAGTAGCCTAGAAATAGGTTGAAGGTTCAACGACTAGTGTATGGAGTCTAAACAAGTAAAGTTGTAGATAGTAAAACACCAAGAGCGCAGGACACCTTTAAAAGGTGAAGATATAGTCTGGACTATAAAGAAATTTATAGAAAATCAAGTTAAATGCTTGATTGTTAACAAATTAGGACACTAGATTTATTCAGGCGTGTATGGAATTAATTGACCGACAAACTTATATATCATGGTCTCTTCCAAAAGATTGGCATATTATTCTTACAGCAAATCCGGATAACGGAGAATATTCGGTTAATTCTATTGATGTTGCTCAAAAAACAAGATATATATCTGCTAATTTAAAATTTGATATTGATATATGGGCTAAATGGGCTGAAAAAGAAAATATAGATAATAGATGTATTAACTTTTTATTGCTTCATCCAGAACTTGTAAGTACAGAAACTAATGCAAGATCAATAACAACATTTTTTAATTCAATATCTAGCTTTGAATCTTTTGAGGATAATTTACATTTAATTCAATTAATTGGTGAAGGATCAGTTGGAGATACTTTTGCATCTATGTTTACACTATTTATTAATAATAAATTAGATAAACTAGTTAATCCTAAAGAATTATTATTAAATGCTAATGAAACTTATATTTTAAATTTATTAAAATCAAATATTAATCATAATAATTCTTATCGAGCAGATATAGCTTCTATTTTAGCAACAAGATTAACAAATTTTACTTGTTTATATGCTGAAAATAATACTATTACTCCTACGATAACGGAAAGATTAATTAAATTATGTACTGAAGATTATTTTACAAATGATTTAAAATATTTAATTGTTAGAGGAATTTTTAATAACAATAAACAAAAATTTGCAAAATTATTAATGAATCCAGAAATTATTAAAATGACAATGAAATGATAGAACCTCACATACTATCTTATTTTAATTTAGACGAAGCCTCCATGTTGGAGGTTTCGTTTTCTAATTTTGCTGAAACGCATTCATATTTTAGAGTTGATTCTGAATTATATTATGATTTAATGAATAAATTAAAAAAAAATACAACATATAATTCAACAAAAAATAAATTATATTTATTACCAAATTCTACAACATCTCTGTTAAGAGTAAAAAGCATATTAAAAGAAGAAAAAAACTATTTAACAGGAGACTTAGAAAATTCTGATTTATTAATTACTCATGATAATTTAGAATATTGCCAAGGAAGATACGATACTGATTTAATTAAAAATTCAAGGTATTCATTTTTACGCCCACAATATGCAATTTTGCATAAAAAAACAATATATCTTAATGCTAATAATTGGAAAAATCGATATAAATTGAAAAACTTTTTAAATGTGTCTTCTGATCATATGAACTATTTAGATTCTGTTTTTTTAGTAAAAAGTCAAATTTTAAAGATTATTTATACAATTGAAAATAAAAATATTGGAATTATACATGTTGACGATATTCAATCTACTAATAAAAATTTAATATTATCAGAAGAGCTTGCCGAAAATATTATAGCAATGTTAAATAATAATGATAAAGATAATTTAAACATTTTAGCAAAATTACTTCCCAATGTTGTTATAGATAATCCATATTATATGTGGCAAATACTTAAGAAAAAGCCAAAATTATTATATATTTTTCGTCGAGATAAAGATGTAACCAAGTGGATTAATAAAAATAATCTTCAAGAACTATATGATTTAGACACTGAAGATTTTATAATTAAATCATGCGAAGAAAATACAATGAACAATAAAATTTTTAGTATTTTAGAAAAAGAAAATAGAAAATTAATATCTATAAGTAATGGAAAATTATATAATGTTAAATTTTTTTTAAAAGATGAATACAAAAAATATACCCAAAATTAGATTGGGTTCTTATACCGATTCTTTAAATGCTTATGTTTCTGCCATGTATTCTGTTTATATTTCAGATAATGATGAAAAAGAAAATTTTTATGATGAAATTAAAAATAATTTTATAGATATTAGAAAAGAAAATATAAAAAATAAAACATTTTATAGAAATCCAGATATTAATATTCATAGAGATAAATTAAATAATTTAAAAGATAAATTTAATATTTCAATTAAAAGAGATGCTGAAAAAGCTGATTATATTATAATTAATCCCATAAATTTAAAAAAATGTAATATAATTAATTGTAAAGCTTATTATAAAGAAGATGTAATAAAAAATAATTTTTTTAATAGTGAAGATTTAAAAAATATCATTACTTCTTGTTCTTCTGAAATTGTATTTATATATCTAAGCGGATATAATAATAATATAAAAATTCTTAGCAATATTAAAAGTATAAATAAAGCATTTTATGATGTTTCTTATTTAAAATTTAATCCAAATTATTTATCTCAGAAAAATTTAATATCATCTTTAGATTTAGAACAAATTTGCACAGAAGATAATAAAATATTAAATATTGAAGACTATTATTTTTTAATAAAAATGTTAAAAAATAAAAATGATTGTGATTTAGCTTTAGAAATACTTGCTAATTGCAATTATGAAAAATCTAAACATATAATATATTGCATCTTTTTTTTATATGAAAATATAATAAAACAAAATACAACGAGTTATAATTTAATAAATATTAAAAGTTTGAGAAACAAAATTCAAGAGTTTTCTATTCGCCCACATTATTCATATTATGCGGGCCTTGCCTTAGCTAAAGGTTTACAAAAAAATAATATTTTGCATCAAGAAGCAATTGAAATAGTTAAAAAATTAATTCAAGAAGAAATATATAAGAATTTTGACCACGATATTATTACTGTAGAAAATTTTTCATTTAAAATATATGGACAATAAAGAAAGTAAATTTTATAATTCTAATTTTAATTTTAGTTATTCATCTTTGAACAAACTATTACATTCTCCTTCTATATTTTATAAAGAATATATATTAGAAGAACGAGAAGAAAAATTAGAAAAACATTTAGTTGAAGGCAAACTAATTCACTGTCTTTTATTAGAACCGGAAAATCTAAACATAAAGTTTAAAATTATTCCAAATAAATTACCTACAGATAATGTACGAAAAATCATGCATAAACTAGCAAATAGAGGGTTAATGAATGATTTATCATCCACTGAACTTGAACCTTATATTTTAGAAGCTTTAAAACAAGAAGACTTATATCAAAGCTTAAAAGAAGATTCTGCAAGACTTGCAAAAATTCAATGTGAAGAAAATAAAGAATACTGGAAATATCTTACTAATCCTAATATAAATATTATAGATAACGATACTTTGCAAAGTTGTCAAGACAGAGTTAACATTATTAAATCTAATCAAGAAATAATAGAACTTCTTTCCAGAAATAATCAAACATTTATAGAACAATATTTAGAATGTAAATTAAAAAACAAAAATTTTGGTTTAAAAGGATATCTTGATTTTTATAAAATAGATGATTTTAACAAGTCAATTATTGTATGTGATTTTAAAACCACAAGTAAAAGCATAACTGAATTTAAAGAAACAATTGATTATTATAATTATTGGTTACAAACTGCAATTTATTGTAAACTTGTTCACGATAACATAGAAGAATCCAAAAAGAACTATGCATTTTTATATAAGTTTATTGTATTAGATAAATATAATCAAGTATATGTATTTGATGTATCTAAAGCAACATTAAATATATGGTCTGAGCTTTTGATAAATGCGATAGAAATAGCAAATTATCACTATACAAATAATAATTATAAATTACCGTATGAATACTTAGTAAATAAAATTGTAATTTAATGCATAAATTACCAGATAAATACTTTCAAAAAAGTAAAGTATTTTTATATCCTTTATTAGGTTTTAAAAGAGGTTTGGAATTTATCCCAATAAATACTTATATTTGTTGGGATAATCAAATCTCAAAAAAAGATTATAAACTAATATGTGTTTATAATACAGAAAACACATTAGAATTTTTAAACTTTTTAAATAAGTATTTAAAAACTAACTCTTTATATCGGGATCATATGGATTCCGAATCCAAACAAATATGTATTTTTAATATTTTTATTTTTAAAGAAGAATTTAATAATTTTATTGATGGTTACTATTCTAAATTTTCAAGAAATTCAAAAAATACAATATTAAAATATTTTAATGGAACTAAGAGCTATATCAATATAGATGCTTATTTAAATCCAGATAAATACCACGAACATTATGCTGATTTTTTTAATGAAGATATAAATATTATAAGAAAAGTTTACGAAACATGCGATAAGCCTGATATTGAAAAAGAAACCCTTTATTTATAAAACTATGCAAAATAACTTTGGTCAAAATATGCTTATAATTTCCTCTTTATTTAAAGGAAATCCCTCGTTTAGTTTGATGCCTATATCTGATAGTTGTCCTTATGTTGAAGCTTTATTTGATCCCGAATCAAAAATATTAGCTGTAATATCTAAAATCAAAAAAGAAAGTTTGCATATGGTTCCCAGATTAGATGATTCTGGAAACATAATTCCCATAAAAAATGGAAATAAACAACAACGTTTGCAAATAGAAACTTTTAATGAATTTTATATTATCAAAAAGGAAGAAATAATAGATTTTATATCTAAATTCGCAATTAATTCAATTGATGAATATATAAAATACTTTGATACTTCAGAAGATGCTGATAAAACAAATTCCTTATAGTAATAATTGTTTTGGAGAAATTACATTAAAAAGAAATACTCAGTTGTTTTTTAATGATATTTTTATGCCAGAAGAATATAGATGTTATATAATTGATTTGGATAAAAATACAAGAACTTATTTAACTTCATTTGATACTGAAAGTAAAGCTCTTGAATATCTAAACTTAATAAATAATGAAAAACTGGATACATGATTATGAAACATTATCTAATTGCTTTGTTGCAATTTTTAAAGATTATAAATCAGAAGACACTAGAATCTTTGTAATTCATGAATCTAAAAATGACATAATTGATTTGTATAAATTTTTAGATAATAATATAAAGAATAATGAGTGGCATATATCTTATAACGGTTTAGCTTTTGATAGTCAAATAACTCATTATTTATTAGATAATAGAAAATTTATTAAAGAAAATCCAAATGTTGTATCTAATTTAATTTATAAATATGCAAGTAAGTGTATTCAACTAAGTGATAATAAATCTTTTCAAGATTATAACCGATTCAAAATAAAGCAAATTGACTTATTTAAAATGCATCATTGGGATAACCCTGCTAAACGCTCAAGTTTAAAATGGATCCAATATAGTATGGATTGGGAAAATTTATTAGAAATGCCAATAGATCATCGTAAATCTATATCTTCAGAAGAAATAAATACAATTATTGAGTATTGTTTAAATGATGTTAATTCGACAAAAGAAATATATAATCGTTCTATTCCTCTTATAAAATTAAGAATGGAACTATCAAAAAAATATCAAATTAATCTTTATAGTGCTTCAGAACCTAAAATAAGCAAAGAGCTTTTTGCTTATTATTTAAGCAAGCAACTTAATATTCCAATAACAGATATTAAAAAACTAAGAACAAATAGAGATAAAATAGTATTAAAAGATATTATCTTACCATTTGAATTTAAATCTCCAGAATTTATAAATCTACTTGAAAAATTTAAAAATGTAATATTAGACGCAAATAACTTAAAAGGTAGTTTTAAATATTCATTAAACTTTAATAATGTAGTTACAGACTTTGGTTTGGGAGGAGTTCATGGAGCGACTAAACCGGGAATATACAAATCAGACGAAGAATATATTATTGTATCTTCAGATGTTGTAAGTTTTTATCCTAACTTAGTTATAAAAAATAAATGGTCTCCTGCTCATTTTCCAAATGAAATTTTTTGTAACCAATACGAATGGTTTTTTGAAGAAAGAAAGAAAATTCCAAAGAAAGATCCAATGAATTATGTATATAAAATTATATTAAATTCAACCTTTGGATTAAGTAATGCTAAAGATAGTTTTTTCTATGATCCAGAATTATGCATGAAAATTACAGTAAATGGGCAATTATCATTAATGTTATTATACGAAATGATAATGTTAGAAATACCAAATGCTAAAGCATTAATGCAAAATACAGACGGCATAGAAACTAAAATTCCCATTAAATATTTAGATAAATACATGGAAATTTGTAAAAAATGGGAAAGTATTACAAATCTATCTTTAGAACATGATACATATGAAAAATTAATTTTGGCTGATGTTAATAACTATATAGCGATAAATACATTTAAAGAAATAGACTATGAAACTTATTTATACTATAAAAAAGAATATCCTTTTTATATTTATAAAGAAGACACTAAGTATTATTATGCTCCTGTTAAATTAAAAGGCAGATTTGATTTTCACAATTTAGCTTTACACAAAAACAAATCTAAATTAATTGTTGCAAAAGCTGTTTTTTATTATTTTGTTCATAAGATTCTTCCTGTAGAATATTTAAACAGTAACAAAAATATAATTGATTATTGTATAGGAGCTAAATCTCAAGGAGATTGGAAACAAGTAGCAAGATTTATAGATAAAAATAACATCGTTAACAAAGATTTACAAAAAATAAATAGATATTATATTTGTAAATCTAATCACAAAGAAGCTGTTAAAATAATTAAAATAAATAAACAAGATAAACGAGAAATTCAATTAGAATCAGGAAAATGGATGCAATGTATTTTTAATAAAATTGAAAATAAAAACTGGGAAGACTACAATGTAAACATTAGCTATTACATGCAATTAATTGAATCTGAAATAGAAAATATATTTAGTAAATCAAGACAATTAAATTTATTTGAATGAATTATTCTGAACTTGAAAATCTGATTGAAATATGGGCTGAAGAAAAAGGTATTCTTACAAAAGCCACAACAATCAAACAAGCAATGAAAACACAAGAAGAAGTTACAGAATTATGTAATGCTATTCTTGATAACAATAAAAATGAAGTTCAAGATGCAATTGGTGATATCCTTGTAACTTTAATCATACAAGCAAAAATGCAAAACTTAAAAGTAGAAAATTGTTTAGAATCCGCTTATAATATAATTAGCAAAAGAACAGGAAAAATGGTTAATGGACAATTTGTAAAAGATTAAAATGGCAAATAAAATATCATCTAGAGAAGAAATAGAAAGCTTTTCTTTACCATCACATGCTCGGTCATATAAAGTTATTCCTCATGCTTATGCCATTGAGAATACAATAAAAATTTTAAATGAAAATAATTTTCAAATAGACAACGAAATCTATAAAACAAATAAAGAAGGAGGAGTAATGCAGGCAATATTTCATATTAGTCAGAATAATCAAATAGATTCTGAAATAGGAATGATGTTTGCATTTGCAAATTCTTACGATAAAACAACAAGATTTAAATGTGCTATTGGGGCTTATGTTTTTGTTTGTGATAACGGTATGATTTCTGGAGATATAAATTACTCTCGAAAACATATCGGAAACGCAGATATAGAAGTAATTCAACAAATAAGAAGTCAAATTTCAAATGCTAGTTCTATATTTACAAACATTGCGAATGATAAAAATGAAATAAAAAAGATATCATTAAATCAAAGAGAACAAGCAGAGCTTGCTGGTAGATTATTTTATGAGAAAGAAATAATAACAGCAAATCAAATGTCAATAATAAAATATGAGTTTAAAAATCCAAGTTATAATTACAATGTTGATTCAAATAATTTATGGAGTTTTTATAATCATGTTACACATGCTTTAAAAAAAGATCATCCAAGAAATTGGATTGAAGCCTCACAAGATTTTCATAAATTTATTGTAAGTGAATTTTTAACAAACTCTCAAGTTAATAATTTAGATTCAGATATCTTTTAAGGTTATCCCGGGAATGGTTAATATGGGTTCGATTCCCATCCCGGGAGCTAATTTTTTTATTATGAATGAATTTACAGAAAAACACAAAGAAACAATAGATTTCTTTAAATCTATACAAAATGATATGTTGGAATTACTTATCAAAAAACAAATAGATTATGGAATAAATAATATAACACTTGGAAAAGACCCTTCTATTGAAGAAAATCAAAAACTCATTTTAACGGGTTTGTGGTTTAGAATGAATGATAAAATTCAAAGAGTTATAAATATTGTGGGAAAATCTCCCCAAAACGAAAGTTTAGAAGACACTTATATAGACTTAGCTAACTATGCTTTAATATCTATTTTAATATTAAAAAATAAATGGTTTAAATGAATATATGTTTAGTCTATAATAATCCAAATACAGGATCGGCTTATTACAGATTAGAAATGCCGCATTCTTTTGAGTTTCCGGAAGTGAATATTTTTAATGTTGATTCTATTCTAAAAATTGAACCTCATGAATTAGAATTTTTAGATTTAATTATAGTAAATCGTTCTTGGTGCAATCCGACAAAAGATATATCTGTAGTATCTAAAACTGCAGATGCTTTGAGAGCTTACAACACTAAGATTATTCTCGATATGGATGACCACTGGGAACTCGGTACTGGGCACTCATTCTATAAGTACTACCAAGAAAACAAAATGACCGATTTTGTTAGAGAGCATGTTAAAGTTGCTGATGGCGTGATAACTTCGACTAAATACTTAGAGGCTGAGTGCCGTAATCTCAATTCTAAGACCATAACGCTACCCAACATTCCCAATGTATCGCTCTATGAGCAGTATAGTCTTAAAAGCGTTCCTAAGGAAAAGTTCGGCATAGGCTATTTTGGGGGTGCTCAGCATGAGGAGGATGTAGAGCTTCTAAGGATTTCTATGGGTAAGCTTTCATGTGATTCTTCTTTGGATGGGAGGTATTTATTGGCACTGGCAGGATATAACGACAACCCTGTTTATAACGCCTACGAGAAAATCTTTTCGAATGATGGCCACAACATAAATTACACCAGAATCCTCGCTGCGGATATTTACAGTTACGTTGGTGGCTACAACTATGTCGATGTTGCCCTTGCTCCTTTAAGGAAGACTAAGTTCAATATGTTTAAGTCGGAGTTAAAGATTACGGAGGCTGCCTTCATGGGTAAGACTGTTATCTGCTCTGATCTGCCTATGTATGCCGATGTGGTTAAAGATGGCTATAATGGCTTTTTGATTTCGGACAACAAAAAGTCTTTGTGGTACAAACGTATGAAGACCTTGATTAACGAACCAGAGCTCTCTCATCTGATGGCTACCAGATTAAAGGAGGATATGATTCAGTTTCTCTCCCCAAGTGAAGTCCCTAAAAAAAGAATGGATTTCTACCGCAGTATCTGTTCTAAATAGTTGTATCTTTGCTGAGTCATTTGGTGTGGTTACCATATGGTTTAATGGTTAAAGGAAAGGCTCGCTTAACGGCGGGTCTTTTTTTTTAATTGTTAGAAAGTAAACAAAACTAATCTTTAACATAAAATAAATTGGAGTAAAGAAAAATCTTAAAGAATAAAAGATTAATTTCCATTTCATATATCCTAGAAAAGAATTGACTAAAAAAATAAAATTTAAAAGAGTCAATCTCTTTTAACTCTTAAATATTATTTTAACCTTTTAACCAAATTTTTTATGAAAACCCAAAATTTTGAAGAGCAAGTAAACAAGCTCACCAATCAACTTATCAAAAGGAAGAATAACGTGGTCATTGAAGTGCCACTCAATATGTGCGTATCCGAAATGAAGGCACGTTATCGGAAACTTCTTTCTATACCAACGAGTAAGGAAGTTTTTATTGATGATGTTTCTAAGTGGGCTGCTCAAATCATTCAATCACACTTGACAAGAGTCGATATGCTTGTCGATAACTCTAACAACATCATTAAACCAACTTAAACACTTTTAACCATGAAAAACCTTTATGTGGCAAGCAGAAAAATTACTTGTGTATCCGAACCCACAAAAATTATGAGTCATAAAGTTACAAGCTCGCAAATAGCTGCGGATTTTGCTCGACAATTTTATCATGAGGACATTGAATTATATGAATCCTTCTTTTTGATTATGATGAATCAAGCCAATGTAATTACATCCTATGCTAAAATTTCTCAGGGTGGGATAGCTGGCACGGTTGTAGATCCTAAAATCATTATGAAATACGCTGTTGACGATTTAGCTGCTTCAGTTATTATGGTCCATAATCATCCGTCAGGTAGTTTGGTAGCTTCAGGCCCAGATAAAACCATAACGGAAAAAGTGCATAATGCGCTTTCGTATATTGACTGCAAATTATTTGACCATATAATTTTAACGAAATCGAATTATTTATCTTTTATGGACTCCGGAATTAGCCCTTTTCATATATGAGCGTACTCGCTTTTAGCATCGAATGAAGGGCAAGCCTTGTTTACGCGTGGGAAGTCGCGGTGGCCTTGAATCTTGGCGTCTGGGTACTTGGCACGCCACGCGTGTAGGACTTGACTGAGCGCGTCTTTCTGCCCTTGCGTGCGATTGTCAAGCGGATTGCCGCGCGAATCAATGCCCCCAATATAGGATACGTGAAGTGAAGCAGAATTATAACCAGCCACCCCATTGCAAATCTCGTTATCTGCCGAAAGTGTGACAACTTCCCCATTTGCCTTGATTATTTTGTGATAGCCACTCGCCAACCATCCGAGCCGTTCACGCCAGTAGCGTTGGATGCTTTCAACGGTTGTTGCTTGTGGGGTCGCCGTGCAGTGCACTACGAGGTATTTAATATTTCTCATAAATTAGTGTTTTTTCGCTCGTTATAGTCGTTTGTGTATTGTTCATCCCAACCAAGGAACGTATGTCTCCCCACCTGGCTCGGCCAAACCTCAAACTGCTCCCAATCTGCATCGGGTTCGTTTGTCCACAGCAAGTCCACGCAGTAGGTGTTGTCGATTTCGCCCAACTCAACGCAGGTGGCATCGGGTTGGGATAGCGTGAAGAAAGCCTCAAACTCGGCTTGGGTGTTCCATTTGTACTTCCTGAAGGTAGCCATTACGTTAGTCGGTTTATAAATACAACATTTTCGGGTAAACGATTAAAAGCCCTCATATACCTGAGTTTTTTAATAGTACACCCTAAAACAATCTTAGCTTCTTCTTGGCAATAATTTATTCCGTTAATGGAATAGAATACATTTCTTGATGTATTTCTGTTTTGTTCTAAATTAGTTGCCCACCTGCAGTTTTCCTTAAAATATCCTTTTGAATTATCAATTCTATCCAAAGATGTATTTGCAGGTCTTTCGCCCATATCTTCAACAAAACACAAAAATGAATCCCAACGAGGGTCGTATGTTATCCCTTTTAAGA